CTAGAAGGGCGCGTTGCAGAACTAGAGGGTCGATAATACCCATTTTTCCGTAGAAGGGCTCACGGTTGAAGTAGTGTAACAATGAGGTATTGTTACAGTCATGCCAACCGCAAATCAGATTGCCGCAGACGCTTCTCTTGCTCGTATCGAGGCACGCCTTGAGTCGATTGAGAACCGCCTTGGCTTTATGGAGCGGGAAATGGCAGAAACTCGCGGGGCATACCGCCTTGCCAAGTTTGTGATCGCCCTTTTGGGGATCTCAGGCTTGAGCGGGATTGCGGCATTCCTCGCCAACAATAAGTAAGGAGCAAACATGAGCGTTCTTGATTCGATTTCCGCATGGCGCGCTGGCACAGACCTTGACGAGGCAGTGCTCGATGCGATGCGCACGTTTATTACGGTAAGCATTTCTGTTGCGCTTGGTCTTGGCATTCCACTTCTCGACATCAGCGGCGGCGACTTCCGCACCGTGGTGTCCGCTGGTCTTGCCTCAGGGCTCCAGGTTCTCGTGAAGTATCTTGATCCAAACAACACCGCCTACGGTCTCCAGAAGAAGGAGAAGGTTGTCGTTGACCCTGAGGACGAGGTTCAGTTTCACGCGTAATTAGTTTAGTAAAGGAGAACTATCATGGGTGTACGTTTTAAGGTAAAGTCGCAACTCGATCACATTGAGAAGGGCGGCATTCTAGACGACTGCGGTCCGTCAAGCCTTGCGGCTGGCGTATCTTGGGCTTCAGGCTACACCCGTGAGTTCTCTGCCGCAGATGGCATCCAGTGGAAGAAGAAAGTCACAGGTCAGAAGGACGTCGATGGCGTCTCTGACAACGGCTCCTCATTGGCTCAGTTGGCGACGGTTGCCAATGCAATGGGCGCGCGCGCTCGCTGGGCAAAGTCATGGGAAGATGTCGTGGCGTCCGCACAGCACGGCGCAGCCATTGGCGTCTGGGTACAACAGCCAGTTGGCTACCCAAAGGGTCTAGAGGTAAGCGAGTGGCACGTTAAGTGGGGCAAGTACTGGGCAAAGAAGGACGCTAAGCACTTGAAGGCTGGCTATGGTCACATGACGATGGCTGGCTGGGACGAAGAGTTGGGCTGGCAGTGGGCTTGCCCAACGCGCTCTGGCAAGGGCAAGGAGCAGTTCGCTGTTCAGGTCACTGAAGCCCAGTTGAAGGCGATTGCTGACTCGAAGCGAGTCGCGGGCAAGGATAAGGCTGAGCCGCACAAGCATTGCCTTATTATCACGTGGGACAGGAGCAAGGATGTCGTAGCGGCACCAGTTGCCCCAGCCCCTGCCCCAGCAGCCCCCGTACAGGCACCTACGGCGCCCGCTAAGGCGTGTTCGTCCTGCGGCTGCATCATTCACCCAAGCAAGTAAATCCAACGCTCTAGGAGGCGGAAATCATGACCCCTGTAAAGCGCACCCTAATTGAGTTTTGGGCGACCTGGTGCCAGCCCTGCAAGACCCAACATGTGGAACTAGATCGACTTGCGGAACTGCGCAAGGAAGTCGAAGTCTTGCGCTATGACATTGCCAAGCATCCTGACCTTGTTGCAAAGTATGATGTAAAGACTGTTCCTTACATCATCTACGAAGAGGAGGGGCAATCACCCCTTGACGCCGCAGGTCTACATACGGCAGAGAAGTTGATTAAGAGGTTTGGTCTGTAATCTGGCATCTTGCGCACTGATGGGTGCGTATGTGTTATGATGTGGTTGCTGGGTTTCCAGTAACGTACTAGGAGGTTGAAGTATGGATGCAGTGTTTAACGGCGATGTAGCCAGCGCACTATTCAACACACTTATTACCGTTACCGTACCTGTTCTCGTTACATGCATTGTCCTTGCGGCAAAGCACATTTCAGATTTCCTCCGCGCTAAGGCGGGCAAGGAGCAGTGGGCGTTTATTGAGACGCTAAGCGCAAGCACGGTTTCCGCAGTTCAGCAGAAACTCGCAAGCGCAGACGGCTCACTCAAGAAGACACAGGCTGTCGATATCCTCAAGCAGCACCTCAAGCGTCACAACATCACGCTCAGCGATGACGCCATTTCCGCCACCATTGAGGCATCCGTCAAGGCTGCAAAGGATGCGGCTGCCCGCTAGGGCGCCCTTCCAGAACGGAGATTCAAATGCCAAACAAAGGTTTCTTCTGGTCGGACTCGGCAATCGCGGATCTAACAAGACTTTCTAGGGAAGACTTCCGCGTGAAGCATCCAAAGGTCAGCGCAAACTCATACCGCCAGAGGCTGGCGGAAGAGCGGAAAAAGATTGCAGTGGACCCAGAGACAGCGATGCAGATACGGCATGATATCGCTCCCGTGAAGCCAGCAAAGTTGACCTACCTGAAGCGCATTGGCAAAGCGCCAACGACAAAGCGCGGTGAACTGGTGGTTGCAGCGGGTGACTTCCAGTTCCCATTCGAGGACGAAGCAGTGTTTGCCGCCTTCCTCACCTTCCTTGCGGTCGAGCGCCCTGACCGCATTGTCCTCACAGGCGACATCCTTGACCTTACAAGCGTGTCAAACTTTGACCGCGACCCACGCCTTGGGATGCCCGTTCAGGACGAATTGGCACATGCCCACGCCCGACTTGCTGAGATTCGCTGCGCTGCTGGCGAAGAGGCAAGAATCTTCTTCGTCTACGGAAACCATGAGGCACGCATGTCCAAGTGGCTTTCGCGCAAGGCTCCAGAACTTGTGGGCATGGTTGACGCTGAGGGGCATGAAGTCCTCTCGCTTGCGAACATGCTCCGCCTAGACCACCTCAAGATTACTCCGTGCTTGTCAGAAGGCGTAGCGTACGCTGGTCCAGAGCACCTGCGTTCGTACTATAAGATCACCAAGGATCTCATTGCTACGCACGGGACATACTCCCGCACCGCTGGTGGCGCCGCTTCAATCCTTCCTATCGTTGATGCCGCTGGCGTCAGCGTGGTGGGCGGGCACGACCATTCGCAGGGCATGGCATTCATGTCGCGCGGCGGATTCGCTGAACTTGAAGAGAAGAAGTTAGTTGCCATCTCCACGGGGATGATGTGCCGCAGGACAGAGTTGGGCTACCTTGCCCAGCATCAGGTCAGCCGTTGGGCTGCTGGTTTTGCGGTTATTGAACTGTGGGGAACTGAAGAGGGCGAGTGGCAGCCAGACTTTGCTTCGTGGACTGGCAAAGAACTTGTCTGGCGCGGGCGACGCTACGAGGGTAAGGCTAGCGCCTAAGTACCCGCATAATCGCCTTGGAGATGTTGCCAAGGGCGGAAGTGTGCAGAATGTCTCGCCAAACCGTCAATCCGTAGGACATCATCCCGTGCTCCTGCTCAACCTCATCAGGGTAAAAATACGGATAGGGAACTGAGCCAGAGCCAGTCTTCCCGCCGCCGTAATACTCATAGCGCATCTGAGCATCCATCTCTGTACCGTAGATAAGATTGAACTGGCTGCCAGAGATGACACCCTTATAGATGGCGCCAGGCGCCTCTGGGCTTGTGAGGCTGTTGACCAACGCGCCAGTATCAACTGGCGTTTTTCCTGCGATTTGAGGGGCGAGGCTGCTATAGATGTAGCGGTCGATGACCTTAGACGCCGCCACGAGCGCCTCCCCGCGCTTAGCCGCCTCCATGTTGTTGATGAGTTTGCGCATCTTCGCAGTGTCAAAGTTGATCGTGACATCAAGGCTAGCCATACTAAGGGTAAATCCTCTCAGCGTGGCACTTGAAGTGTCGCCTAAAGTGGTCCTGCTCGACCCAGAGAACGCGCAGGTTCATATTGTTTACGGACAGCGTATCGTTTGGCAGCGGCTCTTTTTCGTATTCGAGCCACGGCAAAACAACAGTGTATTCCGTATCGCTGCTAAGACCAGTGGGGCTCTCAGCGTCAGTGTTCTTGCTAATTGAGATATAGGCTGGGACATTATTCCAAACAGTGCTGCTGGTCTCTACCTGCTGACCATCTGCTGAGTGCCCACCCATACCAATGCGGGTGAGTGTCGCCTTCCAGCGCCCACCTGGCATCGTCATCGAATATTCACCTTCACGTAGCGGTCAAGAATGGCTGCTGCGTGCTGGGGAATATGCTGGCTGCGCATACCCTTCTGTGGGACGTCGAGGAACATCTGAGTGTCCCCAACGATAAGTCGATTGAGACCAATGGTGCCCTGCTTTGCAAGCGCATCTCGCCCAAGCAAGTCGACGGTGATAAATGCCGTAGCATCTTCGAGATCCTGCGGGATTGGGTCAAACCCATGGATATAGGTGATCTCAGCCGTTGGGGTCGTAAGCCCAAGGGCAACAATTGCAGGGAAGATGGAATAGGTAACGCTGGCAAGCGAAGTGATCTCCACGTTGTTCTCGTTGCTGTTAATGAAGAGGTCGTTAAGGCTGAACGTGGCAAGTTGCCCAGAGGATACGTAAATTTTCAGGCTGGAAACGCTGACCACGTTGGCTTGACGAGGATAAATCCTGCGGGTCTCTTGGCGCCAGCGGTGTCGCTCCGTTACCTGCTCTAGCCCAAAGTGCTGCCCGCAGTAAGCATCAGCAGCCCTAGAAGCAAGACCAATAAAGCGTTCTAGTTTGCTGTCAGAGAGCGGCTGCCCTTCAAAATCATTAAGGTCGCCCATCTCGTACGCCTTAAACTTCTCGACCGTTAGGTAGCCAGCAGAGAAACCCTGCTGCGGCGCAAACCATGCTGAGTAATCGCCGTTTTCCTTCTTGAGTCGAAAGACGTGCCACTGCCCCCGTGCGGCTCCAGCGTCGTTAAAGTCGTAGGACTCCACGCCTGGAATAAGGGTTAGGACAACTCCAAGGTTGCTAAACGTCCCGCTTTTAGCGAGAGCGTCTGCCTGAGTGGATGCCCTGCCAGCCTCAATTGAGCGATAGCCAGCAGCGTACTGCGTAGCAATTCCACCAACGGAGAACGTAACTTTTACCATAGTTCTATTCTACCTAACAGAACGCCCGCGTCCATTGCAGCGTGTGCTACAACAGCGCGGGCGATTTACCTGTTAAGGGAGATTAGAACTTCTCTACGCCGTACTTCTTGAGTTCATCAAGATGCTTAGCGGCGACGCTCGCAACGCCGTCAACGAAACGAATAAACGTTCCGTCAGCAACGCCAATCGCGCTTGCGCCTTCCCAGCGCACTCGCACTCGCTCTTCACCCTTGAGTTCGTCCTTGGCGCTCTTGATAGCCTTGCCAATGACAACCTTTTCTACTTCCGCTGCAACCTCTGGCTCCACCGCAGGTGCGGCTTCGACCACTGGCTCAACAGCGGGTTCTGCGACAGGGGCAACCTCAACGACTGCCTCCACCACTGGCTCTTCAGCCTTTGCTTCCCACTTTGCCATGTTTCCTCCTAACTAAAGAGAACGGGCGGGCTGCCCCCTAGGACAACCCGCCCGCCACTAACGCGAGAACCCCTAACGATTAGGCGTTGACGCGAATCTTTGCGTTGAACTTGGTAGCCTTGCTTGCCAGACCGAACATCGTGAACATGATGTAAAGTCGGGTAAGGGCTCCACCAACACCAACTGGAATCTCCAGGGTGGTGATTGAGTCTGTACCAAGGTACGGCAGCGACCAGGCGTCCTCGTCGATAACGTACATGTCGCGCTTGTTGACGGACGAAATGGCATACGAGCCAATCGAGTCACCAGCAACCGCGAGCACAGGCAACTGACCGTTTGCCGTGGCGACTGAACCGAAGTTCACGCCAGGGTTTACGTTGCCAGCACCTGGGAAGCGGACGTACTGCGTCTGCTCATCAACGAATGCAGCATAGTCAGTTGGCGAGAGAACGATGGCGGAAGGATTTCCGCCGTTGTTCAGGATGCCAGCAACTGCGCTGTTGATCGAAGAGGTGTACGTAGCGCTCCCCTTCTCGATGATCCCGTTGCCAGCCGCTGCGGCAGAGCCCAGCAACTTGCGGAGACCGTCGAAGCCGTTCGCGTCGTAATCACCAATCTCCACAGCCGCGCCATTGCCTGCTGAAGTCGTGCCGTTCCCCTGGAAGACCTGCTTCTGGAGTTTGTGAGCGATAGCCGTTACGCCTGAACCAAGTTCAGTCGCAAGACCATCATAGCCAGCACCACCCTGATTGATGGCGAACTGGCTCTTAAGGGTGATACCACGGCGGGTCGCAAGAACGGCGATGTTCGTCGTCTGGCGAGCGTAGGTCGCGGAATCATCCGTGGCGGTGCCAGTTTCCGTCTGGAACACGGCATCACCATACGAAGTGATCTGGTTGAACGCGTGCACAAGCCCGTTTGCAGGCTCCTTGCGGAGGCGCTCAAAGAGTGGGAACTTCTTAACAAACAGCGAATAGAGCATTGGCTCTAGGTCCTGGCGGATAAGCGCCGTGCCGCCGCTCGAATCGAGCAACTTGCTGATCGTTGGGTTGGCGTTAGCCAACTGATTAAGGATATCTGACGAAGCCTGCTTGCCCGTCTCGCGGGAAGCCTGCACGTCAATAGCCTGGTAAACCTCGTGGGTTGGCATAGCCTGGAACTTCTTGCGAAGATCCTTCTGGACCATGACAGCCTCAGCAGCGTCGAAGGCAGAAGCGCCGCGCGCGCCGTCCTTCGAAACAATCGAGGTATCGTTCAGGGTCTCGAGCGACTGCTCGACATCCTGAAGTCGCTCTCGTACTTCAGACATTATTTACTCCTCATTGGCGTCCAGCAAACGCTGAACGTATGGCTCGAGCCAAACTGCCTTGCTGGCGGTCTTGCTCGAAGGTTGATAGCCAGACTTTCGTCCGACTGGAATTGCAACTGCCTTCTCAAGGAGGGCAACTGCTCGTTCAAAGTCAGCCTCGACCTTAGCCTTCTCAGCCGCAGCCACGGTAAGTGCGCTCTTCAGCGTCTCCACCTCAGCACGGACTGCCTCGGCGGCGTCCAGAGCAACCTTGGCGAGATCCACCGAACCGCTCTTGGCGGCTGGCTTGTTCTCGACTTCCTCAGCCTCGCCTGGCTCTTCAGCAGGCGCACTTGGGTTCTCTTCCTCAGGAGCAGCAGGCTCAGCCGCGTACTCCGTGTATGCCTTAACCCAGCCATAAGCGTGGGTCAGGTACTGTGCCTTCGCGGAGTCTGCTTCCTCAACGGTGATCGACTCCAGTTCAGCCATTACATTGCCGCAACGGTCAGCGAGGGTAAGAGCCTTCTCTGCCTCGACAACTTCAGCGACCTCTTCGACTACTGGTTCCACGACAGGTGCCTCAGCGGGCGCCTCGACGGGCGGCGTTGGAGGAAGAACTTCCTCAACAGCCTCAGCAGCCAGATTTTCGGCGTTGTCCATGTGGACATTCTCCTTCTCTGACTTAAACCCAAGCGAACCCTCGACGGGCTGCTTGGGAACTTCTGGGGTCTCAACAGGCGAAACCTCACCCTCCTCAGGAGCGAGGGAGGCACGCAACTGCTGTGACCACTTCTGATGCATCTCCTGACGCTCAGCAAGGAAGTTCAGAACCCCCTGCTGATCGATACTGGTGCCCTCTTGGAGGGCTCCAGAAATCGTGTTCAGAATTGCCTCATTAGCAGAATAGAGCGCCCCAGCAAGGCTCTCTGCGCCAGCGCCGTCAGCAGTCGTAATTGACTGCGCCTGCGCGCTGATCTGGAAGGTATCAGATGTCGTGGTTTCCTCAACTTCGTTTATCGCATCCTGGATTTCTGTAATTTCCTTGCTGCGACTGCGAAGGCTCTTGAGGGCGCTCTGGAGGTAGGAACGCTGATTGGCTGGGATGCCAACAACAGACGACTCAAGGAGCGAGATTCGTTCAATCACATAGGTCTCAAGCCCAGTCGCCTTGTCCTTCTTCTTGCTTGCCTGATCGACGCGGGCGCCAATCGAAAGACCAAGTCGAACGCCGCGCTTGATTGCCTTGTAGGTGCGGAGCGCCTCAGGGTTCTCATCCTCTGGGCAGACCTTGATGTCGATGTCGAGGTCGTAGACTTGCTCGCCGCTTGCCTCGTCAACGCGCTTGACAATGCGGGCATCTGTGACGGACCCAAAGAGGTCCTCTGGTACGTTGTAGTTGTGGTTCAGCCAAATGGTCATGTTCTTCTTGGCGGTATCAGCCATTGACTTAAGTGCATCCGTCGTCATCTCATCGCCCTGGAGATCGCGGATGGTAGAGGAAGTTGTTCCTGAGACATACATATCCCCGTTATCCGCGGTGTATGCCTTTAAAGCCGTGGTATAAAGTTTGAAGTCCATTACGCCTCCCAAGCGAAAAACGGACTTGACTTGACAAGCCCATTTACACGATATAGAGTTGTCGTTGGTAGGATCACTGCGGAGATAATAGCATCCTCAAAAGGATGTAACAATCTACAAGGAGTCTACATGCATAAAAAACTAGTCACATTCATGGCGGTATGCACATTCTTAGCAGCAACGTTCGTTGGAATTCAAAAAACAGTTAATACCAACATTGCGGTAGACGGTGTATACGATGCATCACCTACCCCTACGCTTGGTCCCCCCGTGCCGCCAGCAGGTCCCATCTGCCCCCCTGAAACATGCGGACAAGGGGTGGTTACGACCTACGACGCCTCAACTCACCTCTGCTCTGGGCAGAAATGCTGGTACTCAAAGTTCGGGGCGTGGTGGACTCCCACGGCGCCAAAATCGCTGCGCTGGGTTATCGCCTCAAAAAAAGAGTGCAGTCGCCACCCAGAATGGGGCTGCTATCTCAAGGACTTTGGCTCATACAATAAATTGGTCCGCCCGTACTATGCAAAACTTACGGTCTACGCTGCTGCTGGACCAGAACTTAGGAAACTCATCGCCAAGGCGTATGGTGGATTTCCTCCCCTCTGGCACAGGGCTCCGTATGTAAAGGTCAGGTTCTGGCAAATCCTCCCAGACGGGACTGAGGTCAGCAACATCATCTATATTGTTGACGTCTGCGCCTGTGAGCGAATGGCTGACTTTGCCCCTGGGTCGTGGGATCTGTTTGTTAAAGTGCCAGCCAAAGGCGGGGGCTGGCATCACAGCCTATACGCTGAGGTGGTTAAGCCCTGATAAAACACAGGATAGATTGTTTCCCACTTGTTCCTATGAGATATAGTGTATACTGTTGGGGTGGAACATTTAGATATTTGTAAAACATGCTCGCAAATGAATGAGGCTAGAGACGCCGTCCGCGACCTTGCCCTTGCAATGGCAAAGTTTCAAAAGGCAGCGGCTCCAGTCCTTCAAGGCTATGAGCATACGCGAAGGTCGCACCTACAGTGCGCCCTGTGCCAGATTCTGGTTGGTCCGACCCATATGGTTCAAGAACTAGTTCCTGAGCCGTTGATCCCGCGAGCGCGGGGACAGAAGCGATACGATGTTTGCGGGGAGTGCTACCAGCACCTAAAGCGGGTGCGCAGGAGCGTCCCACAGCAGCGGAACTACCACAAGGCTTTACACATCATGCTACGGGGCGACGAAGACGAAGAGGAGAACGAACTTGACGCCTGACGTTGATTCAACAATTGAGGTTGAGTTCGAAGATGGGCGCTTTGTAGTGCCAAAGTGGTGGGCAAGTTTGCCGTTCCTTCGCTCAGGCGAGTACGTAGGTGGAATCCGCAGAGTTCCATTCACTATTGCGGAAGCGCGGATTAAGGTTAATAATGATCTCCTAAGCACCGCGGTTCGTTCTGGGATGCGAAAAGCAGTACAGTTTTCGAAAGGTCGTTGATGGCTGAACAGAAGGGTCTCTTTGGTCGACTTGCAGATGCCGTAACCAACCGCGCCCCTGAGCGAGAGCCAGTCAGGGAGGGCTTTGACGCTATCAAGAGCGACTCTTCTTCTGTTATTCCTGACTGGGACAACAGCCCCTACGCCCGTGGCGCCAGCAACGGCAATCAACTGGCAAAGCGCAGCGTCCGCCAACTCCGCAAGTGGTCGCGAACAAACCCATGGATTCGATCCGCGATCAACCTTCGACGCGGTCAGGTCAGCCGCGCAAAGTGGGACATCGTTGCGGTTGACTCAGACGGCGAGCCAAATACCCTCATCGTCGACATTATTAAGGCAAAATTGCGTGAGCCAAATCAGCGCGGCGATTCATGGCGCTCGTTCATTGAGCCAGTCGTCGAAGACCTTTTGGTTCTGGACCAGGGCTGCATTGAAGTAGAAGCAACCGTAGGGGCACACCTTGGGATGAAGTTGGACCCTATCGCGAACCTTTGGGCAAAGGACGGCGGTGCAATTGCCTTTGACGCCAACTGGGACGGATACGATCACGATAAGCCGCGATACTATGAGTACAACTCTGAGGGCAAGTTGATCGCCCAGTACAAGACGGACGAGTTGCTGGCAATGATTGCCAACCCAGTCACCTACAGCCCGCTTGGGCTTTCGCCGCTTGAGGTTCTTGCGGAGACCATCGAGTCTGATCTTGCCGCTGCGGCATACAACTCCAAAAACGTCATGCAGGCTGCGCCTCCTGGAATCATTGACCTTGGCGAGGGGATTCGCGCAGAGCAGGTCGACGCGTTCAAGTCCTATTGGGAGGCGGAGATCTCAGGGCAGGCGCAGGTCGCTATTGTTGGCGGCGGCAAGGGCGTGAAGTGGACTCCTCTTGGCGCGTCAAACCGCGACATGCAGTTCATGGAGTGGCAGGTTTATCTTGCCCGCAAAATCTGCGCCGTCTTTGGCGTACAGCCGCAAGACATTGGTATTTCATTCGACGTAAACAAGAGCACCGCTGAGGTTGGCGCGGCGTTCACCGCTGACAACGGCATTGCTCCATTGCTTGACCTTATTGCTGAGTACATCACACGAGAGATCGTGTGGCGCTACGATAAAAATCTTCGCTTTGCCTACACAGAACTTGGTCGCAGCAGCCAGTCTGCAATGGCGGAGTACTACAAGGCTGCTCTTTCAGGGATGCCGTGGCTCCGCCTTAATGACGCCCTCCGTGAGCGCGGTCAGGACGGAATTGGCGAGTGGGGCGAAGAGGTATGGATCAATACTCCGCAGGGTCCAATGCCGCACACGCTTTATTTGCAATACGTGCAGACCAAGGTTCTTGGTGCGCCAATTGACGAGAACGAGCCGCCTATGCCAGAAGACGACGGCGGAGAAATGCCACCACCGCCACCGCCTCCTGCTGGCGATAAGCCAACCCCACCACCACCGCCCCCAAGTAAGCCAAAGCCGTCCAACCCGCCTACTCCCCCAGACGCAAAGCCGTCTAAGACGCCGCCAACTCCACCGCCAGCGAAGCCAGCCGAAAAGAAGCCAGCCGCCAGGAATCCGCTGCCACCAAAGCCACCTGCGGACAAGGCTATTGCGGAAGAGGTTCTAAAGGCGGGCGTTGAGCCAATCGTTATTTGCGACATTGACGGAACACTCGACATGGGCGGCGGAAAAGCAAACGAAGCCGTCATCGAATTCCTTGACGAGCAGGCGCTAAATCACCGCATCTTCATCGTAAGTGGACGCCAAAAGGAGCGACTTGCTGAAACTCGCAAGTTCCTTGACGACAACGAAGTCCCACACGACGAAGTAATGCTCAATACGCTCCCTGTTGGTCCAAATAGCGAAGTGGAATTCAAGAAGCAGGCAGTAGAACTCCTGCTAGAGAACAACATTGTGGAACTTGCAGTGGATAACAACCCAGCAGCGCGTGACGCGTATGCGGAGGCTGGCGTTCGCGTCAAGGACCCTGCTGACCTGAGCCCAAACGAAGATCCTGAAGGTGGAAACGAGGATTCTGGCGACAAGGAAGGCGAGTTGCCACCAGAAGCACCAGTAAAAGGGAAGAAGTCCGCGCAACTAGACCTAACTGTCCCGCAATCCGTA